CCCCCCCTGTCTTTTCTGGCTCCGCCTCCCCAACACGATCGGTTATACACCAGGACAGTCCGTTCACAGCCAAACCAGAGCCAGATCAGTCCTGATGCCAGCCAAAGGATCACGAACGCTACGAGGGGCAACCGAGCCTAGGCTTCACAGCCCTTACTTAAAGGGCGCTTCTAAGGTTGCAGATGTAATTGAGTTATCAGAACTTATCAAGATGCCACTATTACCATGGCAGAAGTTCGTGCTAACTGACATGCTCCGCGTTGATAAGAAGGGCAACTGGATACGCAAGACGAACCTACTATTGGTAGCCCGGCAGAACGGTAAGACCCATCTAACTCGTATGCTTATCTTGGCTCACCTTCTAAAGTGGGAGTCTAAGAACATCATCATCGCTTCATCTAACCGCTCGATGGCACTTGATACCTTCCGACAGGTAGCCCATGTATTTGAAAATAACGAGAACCTTATGGCGCTGGTCAAGCAGATCAGATATGCCAACGGTACTGAGTCGATCGAGATGAAAGACGGTCGCAGACTTGATGTAGTAGCAGCGACTAGAGATGGCGCTCGCGGTAGATCAGCAGATGCGCTATTCCTCGATGAAGTTCGAGAGTGGTCAGAGGAGGGCTATCGAGCTGCGATGCCGGTAACTCGCGCTAGACCTAATGCTCATACCTTCCTGACTTCTAATGCTGGAGATGCTTTTAGCGTAGTTCTAAACGGATTAAGAGAACGCGCACTTGATAACCCACCCAAGACTTTCGGCTATTACGAATACTCTGCGCCTCAGTATTGCAAGATAGATGATCCTAAATCTTGGGCGCTGGCTAATCCTGCGCTTGGTTATCTCGTAACTAAAGAGACTTTGGCTGAGTCAGTTGCTACCAGCCCGATAGAAAATACTCGCACAGAGTTGTTATGCCAATGGATCGACTCCCTAAGTTCACCTTGGCCGCATGGCATTCTGGAGGACACCAGCGATAGCAACCTAACTATCCCGCCGGGCGGTTACACAGTCTTTGGCTTCGATGTCTCACCTTCGAGGCGTAATGCTTCTCTCGTTGCTGGTCAGATATTGCCAGACGGTCGGATCGGAGTCGGCATCTTGCAGACTTGGGAGAGCGCAGTCTCGGTTGACGATCTTAAAATAGCAGCCGATATTAAAGGCTGGTCAGATAACTACCGACCTCGCCAAATCTGCTTCGACAAGTACACAGCCCAGAGCATCGCGGATAAGTTAACTAATGCTGGCTGTATGACTCAGGATATTAGCGGAGCATCGTTCTATCAGGCTTGCGGAGACTTGCTCGATGGCTTGGTTAACCTTCGCGTGGTTCATTCTGGTCAGGCTAACTGGATACAGCAGATGAATAACTGCGCAGCTAAGGTTAACGACTCTGCTTGGCGTATCGTTAAAAGAAAATCTGCTGGCGATGTTTCTGGCGCTATTGCTACCGCCATGGTTGTTCACATGCTTTACAAACCACAACAGGTAGCGGCTATCTACGCAGAATGACCTACATGTAGTGTATAATTGCGGTCTATGGGTCTATTCGATCGTAAGCCAAAAGTGTTAGAAGCACAAGCAGCGCCGCAGATTATGGGCGATGCCTTCTATGCATCAAATTACTATTACAGCCCTTCAGTAACTCGCCACGCAGCGATGAGCGTTCCGACAGTTAAACGATGCCGGGATCTGCTCTGTACAGTAGGCACTATTCCCCTTGAATATAAGAAGGCATCTACTGGTGAGGAAATCCCAGCGCCTCGATGGGTAAAGCAACTTTCAAAGCACCAACCACAATTCGTAACTATCAGTTACTTGGTTGATAGCCTCCTATTTTTTGGGCAGGCGTTTCTCGAAATTACCGAAGTTTATCAAGAGGATTCGCGAGGTGCAGTCTTTGAGTGGGTTGCTAACACACGCGTAACTACTGAGGTTGATCCGTATGGTCAATTCGTAACTCAATATCTAGTCGATGGCAAGCCTCGCCCTATGTCTGGTCTTGGTTCTCTCGTTACTATTCAGTCATTCAATGAAGGCATCTTGACTACTGGCGCTCGCACAATTCAAGCGGCGATCGACATTCAACGCGCAGCGCAGGTTGCAGCATCTACTCCAATGCCATCAGGTTATCTAAAGAATACCGGCGCAGACCTTCCACCTACAGAAGTTGCAGGCTTACTAGCTGCTTGGAAGTCAGCCCGACAGAACCGCGCTACTGCTTATCTAACTTCTACTTTGGAATACTCTCCAGTCTCATTCTCACCTAAAGATATGCTCTATAACGAAGCGATCCAAAACCTAGCGACTGAAATTAGCCGCCTATGCGGTATCCCAAGTTACTATGTATCAGCAGATCAAAACACTTCGATGACTTATGCAAATATCCTAGACGAGCGCAAGCAACTCGTTGCTCTAGCGTTCCAGCCGTACATATCCGCGATCGAACAGCGACTATCTATGGACGATATTTCAACGGCTGGACACTATGTAAAGTTCGATCTTGACTCCTCATTCCTTCGCGTTGAACCAATGCAGCGTTTATTGGTTCTAGAAAAGATGCTTTCACTTGGTTTGATTACAACTGAACAAGCGATGGAAATGGAAGATTTAACACCTAACGGAAGTGATAACTAATGGAAACCTTATACATCGAAGCAGGATCGATTGAGTGCAGCGAAGAACGCCGCGAAATCTCAGGCAAGATCGTACCTATGGGTACGGGCGAAGTGGGCAACACTAGCCTTGGCGCTTACACATTCGCAGCAGGCTCTATTGAAATTGCTGACGTTTCTAAGATTAAATTGCTATCCCAGCACGACATGAAGAAGCCTGTCGGTCGCATGATTGCAGCAGAGACACGCGAAGACGGCATCTATGCCACCTTCAAGCTCTCACGCTCTACTGGCGGTAACGATGCACTCGTTATGGCTAGCGAAGGCCTTGTTGCTGGACTAAGCATTGGCGCAGAGATCATTTCATCAAAGCCATCACGCAATGGATACACAGTCGTAACAGCGGCTAAATTAAAAGAAGTTTCCCTAGTTACTGAACCAGCCTTCAAGTCTGCGGAAGTTCTAGAGATAGCAGCAGAGGAAACACCTACTGCCGATGAAGTAACCCTACCTACAGAAAGCGAGACTGAAGTGGAAACCACACCAGTTGAAGCAACACCAGTAGAGGCCGCGGCTGTAGAAGCTGCTGCACCTACAATTAAGGCGATGGCGTACACAAAGCCACGCATCGATACAAACCCAGCAGCATTCTTAGAGAACGCTGTACGCGCATCACTAGGTGATGAGAATGCACGTCAGTACCTAGCAGCAGCATCAGATACAGATACAACAGATGTCGCAGGTCTTGTACCAACACGTCAACTCACAGAGATCATCAACAACAAGTCAACTTCAGGTCGCCCATCTATTGATGCGATCTCAGCAGGCACACTTCCAGATGCAGGATTTAAATTCCAGATTCCACGCGTTAAGGCAGTACCAACAGTTGCAGAAACAGCAGAAAAGGCAGCATTCTCAGATACTCAGGTTGAAATTGAGTACCTAGATGTGGACGTCAAAAAGTACGCTGGAATGCAGCTATTCGACGTTGAGGTTCTCGACAGAACTTCACCAGCGTTCTTTGCTGAATTGCAATCACTTATGGCAGATGCTTACGCAAAGGCAACAAATGTTGCAGTTCGTACAGCGATCCAGACTGGCGCATCAGCAGACGGAACAGCAATCACACTTCCTTGGGATGGCGCTGAAATGGCTGGCTTCATTGCTCGCGCTTCAGACTCTATCTACACAAATACACTTCGCTTTGCACAAAGCGTTATCGTTTCACCTACACAATGGTCAAACATCATGGGAATGGTTGACGGACAAAACCGCCCACTATTCATCGCATCACAGCCACAAAACGCAGCAGGTTCAGTATCACAATCACTCCGCGGATCACTCCTTGGACTCGATCTCTATGTTGACTACTCACTAACTGGCGTTGCAGATGGTTCTATCGTTGTAGTTAACCGCGACTCATACACTTGGTACGAGTCTCCACGCCTACAGCTTCGCGCTGATAAGGTCGGTACAGGTCAGGTTGAAGTTGGATACTACGGATACGGTGCTATCGCCACTAAGGCAGCAGCAGGCGCATTCAAGTTCAATAACGCAGCCTAATAACGTAACAAACTAAGTCGCTGGTGGGGTAGTGCCCTTCTGCCCCACCAGTCTTTAGAAAGAGGATCAAATGTCGTACACAACAGTTGCAGAGTTACGCACCGCCCTTGGCGTTGGCACTCTCTACGCTGACGCAACCTTGCAAGAGGTCTGCGATGCTGCCGACAATGTATTGATTCCTTTTCTATGGGCTAACACGACTCCAGTTATCGGGCATAGCAATACTGCAACTACAGGAACTTCTTACTTTGAAATGCCTGTAGATGATGTCTTTTATGTCGGACAGGTTTTAAATATCACAGGTTGTGGAGCAAAGCACAACGGTAACAAAACTTTGACTTCCGTCAGCGGTCGCGAAGTTACTTATGCGATCACAGGCAACAATAATGCGGTAACTCCATTCCACCCAATTAACCCTTATGGCTCAGCTGCGGCAGATACTTATGTTGACTACTCACTAATTCCTGCTATTCAAGAAGCCAGCCTCATGATCTCGATCGACATCTGGCAGAGCCGCCAAGCACCATCAAGCGGCGGAGTTACAGTCGATGGATATGCACCAAGCCCTTACAGAATGGGGAACACACTCCTCGCAAGAGTCAGAGGGTTATTAGCGCCCTTTTTAGCGCCCGGCTCGATGGTTGGCTAACCATGGCGGCGATCTCAACCCTTCGCGCAACTATTGCAGCAGCGCTAGTCGATAACACTAAATACTCAGTATTCTCATTCCCACCAGCAACGCCTATCGTCAACAGCGTAGTGATTAGTCCATCTGATCCTTATATCACTCCGACTAATAATGGCCGCAATTCTGTCGCGCCACTTGCTAACTTTAATCTTAATATATTCGTACCGCTTCTCGATAACGAGGGCAACCTAAATGGAATTGAGGATCTGCTAGTTGCTGTTTTTAACAAACTAGCTGCTTCCTCGATCGTCTATAATGTGGGAGATGTGAGCGCACCTAGCGTTCTCAATGCTGCATCAGGCGATCTACTGACTTGCTCTCTGCAAGTCTCAGTCCTAACGAGTTGGAGTTAAAATGACCCTTGAACAATGGGAAAAAGACAACGCAGCGTTCCTGATCAAGATAGGTCAGATCGCTCCAGCAGCACCTAAACCAGCAACTAAGAAAGATGAGGAATAACCGATGGCAGTATATCTAAGCAACGGAGTGGTTCTTACTGTAAATGCGGTAGACCTCTCAACTCTAGTAAGCGCAGTTACAATTAACCGATCATTCGATGAACTCGAAGTTACAGCGATGGGAGACTCAGGACATAAGTTCGTTAAGGGTCTTGAAGCATCATCTATTACTATCGACTTCTTTAACGATGAAGCAACAGCAAAGACACTTCAGACACTTCAGGCTGTATGGGGTACAAGCACAACCGTTACAGTTAAGCAGACTTCAGCGACAGTATCAGCGACTAATCCGCTTTACACAATGTCTTGCTTGGTCAATAACATCACACCAGTTAACGGCGCAGTTGGAGATATTTCAACTCAGTCAGTTACTTGGAATGTTAACGGCACTATCGCAGTTACAACCGCACCATAATTAACTAAACTAAGGGGCAAAGCATGGCAAAACTAAAGGTAACAAGGGCAGACGGAAGCGTTAACGAGTACCAGATCACTCCGGCGATCGAGTACGCCTTCGAGCAATATGCAAAGAAGGGCTTTCATAAAGCCTTTAGAGATGACGAAAAGCAGAGCGATGTTTATTGGCTTTGCTGGGAGTCTATTCGTAGGTCGGGTGAAACCGTTAAACCCTTCGGAGAAGCGTTCTTGGAAACTTTGACTAAGGTTGAAGTTCTCGATGACGACCCTTTGGAGTAACGCGAGAGTCCTTCACCTATCTCGTAGCGAGACTATCGCTAGAGACTGGACTCTCGCCTCAGACTTTAATTGAACTAGATCACACGATGTTCAGGACTTTACTTCAAGCCCTGAAAGACAGAGCAAAGGAGCAGAGCGATGCCAACAGAACTAAAAGGCGGTATTAAACTTCGCAAGGCTCTGCGCGAGTTTGAACCTGATCTAGCCAAGGCTACAACCAAAGAACTTGGTAACTTGCTAAAGCCTGTTACAGCTAAGGCTCGCGGCTATATGCCATCAGAGTCTCCACTTAGCGGCTGGGCTGCAAAACCTGAAAGTAAGGGCAAGTTCCCAACCTATAACCCAATTATTGCCAAGCGTGGCGTTACATATAAAACATCACCTAGCCGCCCTAATCGCCGAGGCTGGCGCTCTCTCGTATCTATTCGCAACACTTCTGCGGCAGGTGCGATCTATGAGACAGCAGGGCGCAAAAACCCCGGCGGAAACTTCTCACCTCGTTTAGATCGAGGACTAGGAGAATTAAAAGGTCAAGGCAAGTTGCGAGGTCGCGGCATCTTTCGCGCTTGGAATGAGGATCAAGGCAAGACTCAGGGAGCAGTTATTAAAGCGATCGAGTCATCAGCCCAGAAGTTCAACGCTAAGAAAGCAAAGGTTTAATTGTGGCTGATCTAAAGGTCGATATTGCGGCGGAGTTCGTAGGCAAGAAAGCCTTTCAAGATGCCGCCAAGCAGACACTCAGCCTTAACTCACAGGTTAAGACACTAGCCAAGTCTTATGTAGGTCTATTCACAGTTCAGCGTTTAGGTCGCGCTGGCTTCAATGCCGCTAAAGCCTTTGCCCAAGATGATAAAGCAGCCAGAGTATTAACCCAGTCGCTTGATAACTTAGGTCTAGCATTCGCAGATCCAGCAACTAAGAATTTTATTGCAGACTTAGAAAAGCAATTTGGTGTCCTTGATGATCTACTTCGCCCGGCATATCAAAGACTATTAACTACTACTGGCGATCTTGCCAAGACTCAACAATTACTGCGCACAGCGCTGGATCTTTCAGCAGCTAGTGGCGCAGATGTTGTAACCGTTGCAGGGGATCTATCTAAGGCTTATGTTGGTCAGACTCGATCACTTGCTAAGTATGGTATCGGCTTAACTCAGGCTGAACTAAAGGCGATGTCCTTTGAAGAAGTTCAGACACGCATCAACACACTATTCGGTGGACAGGCAACAGTTGCGGTCGATACTTATGCAGGTGCGATGCAACGCCTATCTGTTGCTTCAAGCAACGCCCAAGAAGTTATCGGTGGTGGGTTGCTCGATGCACTTGCAGCCCTT